TACAGAATCCTGTCAGTAAGTTCTGGCATACACTGAGGTATGAGAAGGATGTGTTCTCTACACTCAATCAATCCACTGGTGCTTACTGCTTTGATAAATGGATGGCTTACTACTTACAGGCAAGCCCCAACATCATAGGTCAGTTCCATGACGAATCAATTAATGTCGTTAAGAAAGGACAGGAACAACAACACAAGATGATACTTGTATCAGCAATAGAAAAACTAAATAGGGAGTTAAAGCTTAATGTAGAATTGGGTATTGATGTGCAGTTCGGAAATAAATATTCTGAAATACACTAATAAAGTCTTGCATGTGCTTTTTATTACATGCTACTATTAAGATCTTAACATATAGGAGTTGTCAAACATGGCAAAAATTACAGTAACAGGTTTAGCACAATGGGCTAAAGTATTTGAACAGAACCGTGACCTCTTGGGTTACCAAGGGCAGTGGGCAGAGACTGACGGACGATGCTCTATTGAGATGGTACTTGATGAAGATAATGCTAAACGCATTACTGCTTCAGGTTGTATGAGTAAAGGTAAGCCAGACCCAGAAGGTAGGGGCGATATCTTTAAGTTCAATCGTAAGTTCTCTACCCCAAATGATTGGGATGGTGATGCACCTGTAGTCTATAAAGCAGACGGAAGTAAGTGGGACTATGAAGCTGACGGTACTATCGGCAATGGCTCTGAGGTTCTTGTTGAATTAGATGTCTACAAGAATAAAGGTTACGCTACTTACACTACCCGACTTGAGCGAGTAAAGATTATCAACCTTGTTGAGTACAGTGCTGGTGCTGGTAGTATAAATGATCCATTCACTGCAAATGTATCACCCTCTGATACATCTGCTGTGGTAGCATCTCAATCGCTTGGGACTCCTATGGAAGCCCTTGATGAAATCCCTTTCTAGTATAAGGCTTAGTGGTGTAGGTATTATATTTTACCTACACCAAAATTTTATTTAGGAGTTGCAATGAAAAAAATAACAAACATTTCTAACAAAGAGTATCATTCAATGGATGGTATATCTTCTAGTGTTGTTAAGACAGTCTATAAAAAGTCTTTAGCTCACTGGAAAGGACAGAAGATTGTTCAGTCAGCAGCATTTGCAATGGGTAATGCTGTTCATGCAAACCTATTAGAAGCAGAAAGAAACCTAGTAGTTAAAGGCCCAAAGACTAAAACCACTGCTTCTTTTAAAACTATGAAAGAAGCTTTGACCGAAGACCAAGTCTTACTAACTGAGGTAGAGTTCAATGTAGCTAGTCGTATAACTAAAGGTGCATTAGATAATCGTATATGTGCTGAAGCTCTTCAACATCACGAAAGAGTAAACGAGATTAGCATCTTCGTAAAAGACCCAGTGTCTGGACTAATGCTCAAGACAAGACCAGACCTGATGATTGAGTCTAGGAATATGGTGTATGACGTAAAGACTACACAAGATGCTAGTCCCAAAGGTTTTCTAAGTGAGTGTGTAAAGTATGGTTACTTTCTTCAAGGCGCTCATTATGTTTACACCTGTAAGCTTGCAGGTTATGACGTGGATAAGTTTGCATTCATTGCTTGTGAGAAGTCATCCCCTTTTCTTTCTCACCTACACATTATGGGGCCAGAGGTTATGGAGTGGGCTACCGTTGAGCTTCACAAAACTCTAGCTGTTATTGCAGAAGCAGAAAAGTATTGGCGATATGGTACAGGTTGGGGTGATTACACTGTAATGCAAAAGCCTTCATGGGTATAAACAGACATGACTAAAGCAAAAAGGTAGGGGAGTTGATAGATTGAGTAAGCAAGGTAAACAAAAGGGAAGGTTAGGGCAACAAGAGATCAGAGATTATCTACTTGAGACTTTCCCTGAGCTTGAGCCTGATGACGTTAAGTCTACGATTATGGGAGACACTGGTGCTGACGTACAACTATCACCTAAAGCACAAAAGATTATACCCATATCTATAGAAGTTAAACGTAGGAAGTCAGGATTAAAAACAGTCTACGGTTGGATGGATCAAGCTACTAATCACAGTAAAGGTCCACCAGTTGTCTTCTATAGATCAGACAGGCAACCTTGGTTAGTTGTAGTAGACCTACAACATTACTTATCTTTATTGAGAGGATACAAAACTGATGGACTATCACTCAGATCTAAAAAAACCAAACCATAAAATATGGGGTGTACTAGAGGGTCCATTCCATGCTGGTGACATAGAGGAAGATGCCGAAGATCTATACATAAACCTATGTAAGGTAGAGATAGATGGTAAAATAGAGAGTATTGAATATTACTTTCAAACTAGGGATGATGCCTACGAGATGGTTAAATACTTTCAAACAAGTATTAATCCTATTGAGATTGAGCATGATGATGATTGACATTATGTTATTTATGAGTATAACTGGAGACTTTAACTTTGGAGTATGAGCTTAACTTGAGAATAAAGGTGGACAAAAACGCCAACTTCTTAGAGGTAGATATAGATGATCACTCTGAGATACTAGAAGAACTAACACTTAACGCTATGTATGACATAGATGATATAACAATAGCACAATGTGAGGTAATTAAATATGACTAAGGTAACGATTGACGATACAGATTATGAGAGTGAAAACTTTAATGAAGAACAAAACAATATCCTACATGAGCTACAGAATAATCAATCTGTTTCGGCTACCGTGCAGTATCAACTACACAGTTTAACTGTCCTTCGTGACATGCTAACCAACAAACTTAGAACTTCTTTGGCAGGAGAAAATATAAATGAAGTTTGAACACTATCAAACGCAAGCGGTTAAGACTGCTATATATTCTGATGCAGATGTTATTACGTATCCTATACTTGGATTATGCTCAGAGGTTGGGGAAGTTGCAGGTCACTATAAAAAAATACTTCGTGATCACAATGGAATAATGACACCTGAACAAAGATATTTTCTTGGTGATGAGGTAGGGGATTGTCTTTGGTACATAGCTAATATATGTACTGACTTAGGTCTTGGTATGGAAACTATTGCAAGACGTAACTTAGACAAACTCAATAGCCGTATGGCACGTGGAGTAATAAAAGGAAGTGGAGACAACCGATGACTGATAACTATCTACCTACTGACTATCAAACTTTTATTGCTACCAGCAGGTATGCCCGTTGGCTAGAGGATAAAGGACGCAGAGAAACTTGGGGCGAAACAGTTGAGAGATATATTGACAACATTGTAAAGCCTTTGATTACTGTAGCTGGTCATACAGATGCAGTGGTGAACGATATACGCAATAGCATTCTAAGCTTAGAAGTTATGCCATCAATGCGATCTATGATGACTGCAGGTAAAGCTGCACAACGTGATAACACATGTATGTATAACTGTAGTTACCTACCTGTTGATGACCTAAAATCATTTGATGAGGCTATGTTTGTCCTTCTCTGTGGTACTGGTGTTGGCTTCAGTGTTGAGCGACAGTTCATCAGTAAGCTCCCAGATGTGCCAAAGCTCTTTGAGAGCGAGACTACAGTAGTCATCAGGGATAGTAAGGAAGGTTGGGCTAAGGGTCTTCGTCAAGTGTTGGCACTCCTTTGGGCTGGTGAGATCCCTAAGTGGGATACAAGTAAGGTTCGTCCCGCTGGTGCAAGACTAAAAACTTTTGGTGGTAGGGCTAGTGGTCCTGCACCTTTGGTTGATCTGTTTAACTTTGCTATTACTACATTCAAAGGCGCAGTAGGCCGTAAGTTGTCTAGTGTTGAGTGTCATGATCTTATGTGTAAGATAGGAGAAGTAGTAGTGGTGGGTGGTGTACGCCGCAGTGCTATGATCTCACTTTCAAATCTATCAGATGATCGTATGCGTCATGCTAAGTCTGGTAACTGGTGGGAGAATGCAGGTCATCGTGCATTAGCTAACAACTCTGTTTCTTATACTGAGAAGCCTGACAGTATGGCATTCATGCGTGAGTGGACATCTCTAATGGAGAGCGGTAGTGGTGAACGTGGTATCTTCAATCGTCAGGCTAGTGTAAAGCAAGCAGGTAAAAATGGTAGGCGTGATACAAACTACGAGTTTGGGACAAACCCATGCTCAGAAATAATTTTACGGCCAAACGAATTTTGTAATTTATCAGAGGTAGTTATACGAGCAACTGATACATTAAAAGACATTGAACGGAAAGTCCGTATTGCAACCATCTTAGGTACAATACAAAGTACTTATACTAACTTCCCCTACTTACGTAAAGTCTGGCAAACAAACACAGAAGCAGAACGTTTACTAGGTGTATCACTTACAGGTATAATGGATAACCCTTTGATGACTTTAAAGAACGAAGGTCTGTCACAAACATTGGAGCATTTAAAACATGTCGCTGTTACTACTAACGCTGAGTGGGCTGAACGCTTTGGTATCCCTGTGTCTGCTGCTATCTCATGTGTTAAACCTTCCGGCACGGTATCACAACTTGTTGATTCCGCCTCTGGTATTCACGCTAGGCATTCACCCTATTATATTCGTACTGTACGTGGTGACAATAAAGATCCACTGACACAGTTTATGAAAGATCAGGGGATACCTAGTCAACCAGATGTAATGAAGCCTGATCAGACTACTGTGTTCAGCTTCCCTATGAAGTCACCTGAGGGTGCAATACACACTGCTGACATGTCTGCTATTGAACAGCTAGAGATGTGGTTAATGTATCAACGCCATTGGTGTGAACATAAACCAAGCGTTACTATCAACGTTAAAAACTCTGAGTGGTTTGAAGTAGGTGCGTTTGTTTACAAACACTTTGATGAGATGTCTGGTGTATCCTTCCTACCTTTCAATGAGCATACATACCAGCAAGCACCTTACCAAGATTGTTCTAGGACAGACTATAAGACCTTACTATCCTGTATGCCTAGCTCAATTAAATGGGAAGGTCTTTCAGAGTATGAAGCAGAAGATAATACTTCTGGAATGCAGACACTGGCATGTACTGGTGATGTCTGCGAGATGGTGGATATTAACTAATGCAATTAGAAATGTTTGAAAATATAAAGGTTCATTTTGAGGGGGGCCTTGAGTGTAATAACTGTGGTGTCACGCAACCAGTAGAAAACTTTCAACATATGCTATCAGGTGAGATCAAAAGAAAGTGTAGAACTTGTGCGAGGAATCAATCAAATTTAATTAAACACTTGAAGACTATCCATATCTACCCAGATGATAATTATAAATGCCCTATATGTACTAGGAGTATAGAAGAGATATCTAGGAAGGGACAAAAGAGACTTCAGAGTTGGGTACTTGACCACTGTCACGATACTGAAACCTACAGAGGTTGGGTATGCCATCACTGTAACGTGGGTCTGGGAGCTTTCTCAGACTCATCCGACAGGGTAATCAATGCATATGAGTACCTAAAGAAACATGAAACCGAACTAAACGAAGGAAAATAAAATGGCAGTAAGAAAACATTTTAACAAATCTTTATATAAAAAATACGATGGTATTGCTAAAGATACTTTGATCCAATTACTTGAGGGCAAGGGGCATATCATTATTAATAGTGAGGAAGATTACTACGCAGATGTAGTGTCTCAGAAAGAAGGTTACACCTACTTCAATGAAGCGGAGGTTAAGTCTCAGTGGACAGGTGATTGGCCTACGTACTGGAAAGAGATAAGGATACCAGAAAGAAAACAAAGGTTGTTAGATAAGTACGAGGGAATAAATGGGGTGCTAAACTTCTACGTCTTTCGTAATGATATGAAACAAGTGTGGCGAATTAAAGACACTTGTCTTACAAAAGAAAGCCTTGGTGAAGCACACGGTGGACGAATTAAGAAAGGTGAGTTATTCTTCCACATACCTTATACTAATGCGGAGTTAATTAAATTATGATTAAGCCATCAAGAATACCAGACGAAAATCTTATTGCTGAGTATAACTCTGTCAGTAAACCTTTTCATTATAACACAGGTGATATAGAATGTATAGATTATATTAAGCAGGTGCTAGGTAATGAAGGTTTCATTGCTTACTGCCAAGGGAACATGGTTAAGTATCAACACCGCCATAGATACAAACAAAAACCAGTTGAGGATATGGAGAAAGCAAGGTGGTACATGGATAAAATGATGGAAACAATGAAAGAGGTACATAAATGAATCCCTACGATGAAGGTTCTAAGTCATTTAAGAATGGCAGATTAGGTAATCCCTACTCATTAAATAGTAACAACAACAGAAGCTGGGAGTATGGATTTAATACTGCATATTTCTTTAACTTAAAAAAAGTAAGTGATAATGAGCAAAGAATTAGAGAACGAAGCAAAGACCTACATAAAAAAGAAGCGTAACGTTAAAACAATAAAGCC